CCGCTGTATGAAGTCACTTGCAAGAAATGCGGAGCGTCGCAAGACATTTTCAGAAAGCTGGCGGATTACAATGATTTGCCGGCGTGTTGCGACACGATAATGACGCGGGTTATTTCTGCGTCTTTTGTACACGCCGAGTTTGCATCCTATAAGTCACAAATTGATGGCAGTATAATTTCTGATAGAGGTCAGCATCGCAGGCATTTAAAGAACAATGGGTGTAGTGAAGTTGGTAACGAAGACATGACACCCAAAGTAGACCATTTTGCGCAAAAGCGTAAAAAAGAATCATTGCGACAAGAAATTGCCGCAAGAATAAGCTAACCAAGGACACCACATGAGCGAAGAAACAACGACTGAAGACTCAGTCGAAGAAGTAGCAGTAGAAACAACCCACGATATTATCGGACGTGAGCTGGACAAAATTGAAGACACAAGCCCTTCAGAAGACCGTGATGAAGCACCACAAGAGGCGGTAAAAGCAACGCCCCCTGAACGCTCACCGTGGAAATCATGGAAAGCGGAAGCGGCAGCCGAATTAGAAAAGTTGCCAGAAACTGTACAGAAGCATATTATAGAGCGTGAAGAACAGTTCCATAGAGGGATAGAGCAGTATAAATCAGCGGCTAACTTTGCTAAAACCATAGATAAGTCGATTGCTCCATACAAAAATTATTTAGATGAAATGCAAGTCACGCCTGACGTCGCATTTTTTAATCTTCTAAAAACAGAACATACGCTTCGTCGAGGGTCATACCAAGAAAAAGCGGAAATGCTAATGAAATTAGCGCATGATTATCAGATTGATATGAACCAGCTAGCCGGCTTGCCATACGACCCGACCATGCACAATCTTAAAGCGCAGCTAGACGAAAAAGAACGACAACTGCGAGATGCTTCGGAATTTAGACAAAGTCACGAAGACGCTCAAATTCAATCTAAAATTTCGGATTTTGCGCAACGACATGAGTATTTTACCGAGGTGCAGTCAACGATGGCAGACCTGCTAGAACGTGGACTTGCAAACGACTTGGACGATGCTTATGAGAAAGCATTGCGGTTAAACGATAATACGTTTCAAAAAGTCTATGCTCAACAGCAAGGCGGCGGAAATCGTCAAAATTTAACGCAGGCAGACCAAGCTGCAAAAGCAGCAAAGGCAGCAGCGGTATCGGTTAAAGGTTCACCTGCGGGTGCAACCCGAACCGTTATCCCTGCAAATACTGAAGATGCCGTTAGACAGGCAATGCGCCTTCACGGTTTTTAAATTTTACGAGGATTAAGCAATGGCATTTGCAAACAGCGCGATTAGTGACATTATCGCAACCACCATCGAAAGCCGTACCAAATCGGCTCAAGATAACTTAACAAACAACAACGCGTTATTACTTCGATTGAAAGAACGCGGTAACGTAAAAACAATCAGCGGTGGTTCAACCATCTTGCAAGAATTGTTTTATAACGACCCTGCAACCAACTATGCGTCAAGCTATAGCGGTTACGAAACTATCAATATTTCACCTGATTCACCAATCAGTGCTGCGCAGTTCAATTTAAAGCATTACGCAGACGCTGTAACCATCTCGGGTCCTGAAATGTTAGCTAACAGCGGCAAAGAAGCAATGATTGAATTGCTTGCTACCCGTGTTGAAATTGCTGAAGCTCGTCTTCAAAACAAAATCGACATTGATTTACATGGTGACGGTACAGGTAACGCAGGTAAAAACTTAGTTGGTTTAGCGGCTATGATTAGCACTTCACCATCTACTGGTACTTACGGCGGTATTGACCGTGCTACTTGGACTTTCTGGCGCAATGGCGCGTACACTTCAACTGGTTTGGCTGGCGTAGCGGCAACTGCGGCTAACATTCAAAACAGCATGAACACCGTCGCGTTATCAGTTGTTCGTGGTACAGACCATGTTGATTTGATTTACGCAGGCTCTACAGCATATTCGCTTTACTTAGCGTCTTTGCAAGCAATCCAACGTATTACTGACGACAAATTAGGCGCGGCAGGTTTCTCTGCGTTGAAATTCTACGGCGGCGCTGGCTCTGCTGACGTTGTACTTGGTGGCGGTATTGGTGGTAACCAAACTGCAACTCGTATGGACTTTATTAACACAAAATATGTGTACTTCCGTCCTCACAAAGACCGCAACTTCGTGCCAATCGGCGGTGATCGTCAAGCAGTTAACCAAGACGCGATTGTTCGCTTAATGGGCTTCTCTGGCGCGTTAACCTGCTCTGGTGCGCAATTCAACGCAACATTCAGCACAACCTAGGAGGCACTCATGGCTTATAACATTACAACCCCTTTAGCGGGTTTTCAAGGTATCGCCATTACTGATACCGTACAGAATCACGCATTAGGTACTACCGTAACTGCGGTAGACCCAACATACGGCGCAGGCGAATTCATTTATTTGAAAGGTGTTGCATCAACTGTTGTTGGCTCATTAGTGGATTATGACGCTTACTTAGCAACAACTGCACTAGCACCTGCTACTGGCGGCGTTGGTCAAGTTGCTGTAGCGATGTCTGCTAACGTAGCCTCACAATACGGCTGGTATCAAATTGCTGGTATCGCGGCTGTTAAAGCGCCTAACGCGATGACTGTTGGTGCAGATGTATTTTCCTTAGCAGCAACACCCGGCAGCGTAGATGACGCGGCAGTAAACGGCGAGCAAATCTTAAACGCTAAAGTATCTACCACAACAGGTACACCTAGCTCTGGCTTGGGGTTGATTCAAATCAACCGTCCATTCCACCAAGGTCAAGTAGTATAATTTTTAAGGTGGTAAGCTAGACGGCTTACCGCCAACTTTCTAGGATTAAATATGAGCGAACAACTTTCTTACGTTGGCGACACCGGCGGCGATGCTTACTTAGACGTTTCTTTCTACATTGGAACGCACGATGGGCAAGAATATGACTTTATCCGAATCAATGTCCCCGGCGACAAATCGCTTGCGATTGACACGATTGCCGACGACAACCATAAAGCCCGTTTTGCACGGCAATGGCATGCCTATAAAGGCTTAAAAGATATTAAAGGTACGCCAATGGAAGAATGGCCAGAAATTTCTGAGTCACTTCGTATTGAGCTTGCCTACCAAGGTTTTAGGTATATTGAACAAGTTGCAGGCGCACCTGACAGTGCGTTCCTTCGCATTATGGGAGGCACACAACTTCGCAATAAAGCACAGGCCTTTTTAAATCGTGGTAAAATAGACGCAGACGAGCTTATTAAAGCTCAAACTGACCAAATTGCGGAGCTTCAAGCACAAATGAAAATCTTGATGGACGCACAACCACCAGAAGTTAAAAGAGTAAGAACAGTTAAGGAATAAAGAGCATGGCATCCCTACTTACAAACGTCCAAGATGTCTGCTTAGAATTAGGGTTGCCAGTTCCCTCATCGGTAGCGACTTCCACCGACCCTCAAGTTCTTCAAATTCAAGCGCTAATGAACCGCGCAGGCGACACGCTGTCAACTGAGCGTGACTGGCAAGCGCTAGCGGCAGAATACCGTTTTGAAACGGTTTACTATCAATATACGGGCAATGTTACTGAAGGCTCAACAACCATCACTAATTTGTCGTCAGTAACAGGGCTATCAACTGATTTTATGGCTTTTGGCGAAGGATTGTCACAAGACACTTTTGTCACTTTTGTTGGTACAACAACGGCTACAACTTCTATTCCTGCTACTGCCACTGCAACAGGCATTACCATTACGTTTAGCCAAGCTAAGTATTCAATGCCTAGCGACTATGCGCGGATGGTAGACAAAACCCAATACAACAAGTCAAACCGTTGGTCGATTATCGGCCCTAAAGACGCCCAAGAGTGGCAATGGCTTAAAGCAAGCTATGTCACAACAGGCCCTCGTATGCGCTTTAGAATGATGGGCAACAAGTTCACTATCTGGCCTGCACCTACCGCAGTGCTAGTAATGGGCTTTGAGTACGTTTCTAACGCATGGGTTGTAGCGGCGGATGGAACGCCCAAATCACGCCTAACGGTTGATACAGATACAACACTATTCCCAGACCGCGTAATGGTGCTAGGTACAAAGCTAAGGTTATTTGAGATTAAAGGCTTTGACACCACCGCAGTGCTTCAGGATTACACCCGTGAGCTGGAGAAATGGAAAGCAGCAGAAAGCGGCGCAGATACGCTGTCCCTCGCGCCACGCTATCCAAATATATTACTCACTCAGAACAATATACCGGATACGGGTTATGGAAACACTACATCGTAAAGATACGGTTTTTCGTATCCTAGATAGGTAATTAAATGCTACGACCTAAACGCCAAACTTCAGGAACCGTCACTGTCACCGCGCCAATCGGCGGGTGGAACGCGGTCAATCAATTAGCAACGATGTCGCCTAATGAGGCAGTCATCATTGATAACTGGTTTTGTTTGCCTACTGAATTGCAATCGCGCAAAGGCTATACATTATGGTCTAGCGGCATTACAGGTACGATTGAGTCGTTTATTACATACGATGGGCAAAGCGGACAAATATCACGCTTTGCAGTGGCTATTTCGGGAAGTTCGGCAACTATCTGGAACATAACGACTAAAACGCCTGCATCCCCTACTGCTGCGGTAACGGGGCTAGCCAACGCTAGATGGCACTTTTGTCAGGTGTCTACTAGCGGTGGATCATTTACTATGGCGGTAAATGGCGCAGATAACCTTTTAATTTACAACGGGTCTACTTGGTACCATGTTACCGGAACATCCTCAACGTATGCTATTACTGGCGTTGACACTAGCTTACTTACCGACATAATAGTTCACCATAGACGTGTTTGGCTAGTTCAAAAAAATAGCATGACGTGTTGGTATCTTGGTATCGATTCTATTGCGGGCGCGGCGCAATCTTACGATTTTGCGCCGTTATTTGTGTATGGGGGTCAAGTTGTTAGAATTGACACTTGGTCGCTTGACGCAGGAAACGGGATGGATGACTATTTTATCGTCATTACGTCCGCAGGAGAGATTGCTGTGTTTACAGGCACAGACCCTTCTAGTGCAGCAACATGGTCGCTTAGTGGCGTATATTATTGCGGTAGCCCTGTAGGAAGAAATTGCACTATAAAATACGGTGGCGACGTATTACTATTAAACAAAGACGGGTTAGTCCCTTTGTCGCAATGGCTAATGTCTAGTCGAGTCAATGTTAAAACGGCAGTCACTATTAAGATTCAGCAACGTATTACTGACGCAACTACATGGTACGCGGATAATTATGGTTGGCAAGTGATGTTAAACCCACCTAATAATATGCTGTTCATCAACGTGCCGATCAGTTCAACTGAATTTCAGCAATATGTAATGAACACCATTAGCGGCGCATGGTCGCGATTTACCGGCGTTAATGCAACGTGTTGGGCGTTTATTGATGACGAGCTTCTGTTTGCTAGCGGCAGCAAAGTCTATAAGTTTTGGGATGGACAAAGCGATAACGGCGCAACAATTTCAACTGATCTGCTCCCTGCGTTTTCTTCTTTTGGGAGTCAAAGTCAAATAAAACGATGGACTATGGCGCGAGTGTCAATGGGGTACGATCATTCGTTTGCGTTTTCAGGGCAAATTAATTTAGATTTTGACCTTGTTTCTGCGCCTCCTGCGCCGTATAACTCGCTAACCACTGTTGAGGGTATATGGGACGTTGGGCTTTGGGACGCGTGTTCTTGGGGCGGGAACATTACGCCGTTTACACGATGGCAAATGGCGGCGGGTATGGGGCATTACGGAACCTATCGAATTAAAACATCAAGCTCTGCCGCCGATGTGCGCTACTATGCAACAGACTATGTATTTGAAGGTGGTGGCGTACTATAATGATAGTTGTTGACCGACAAAAGGAATTGGCAACCTACATATCAAACGTTACCGGAGGTACATACTCTACCGACACAGGGCAATTTATAGGCCTTGAGCGAAACGGTAGGTTAGCCGCTTGCGTGGCTTGCACTGATTGTAACGGTTCGTCAGCGCAGCTTCATATAGGTATATCAGGGCGATTGGACATTGATTTCTTATGCTTTTGCTTTGAATATGCGTTTCATCAACTAAAGTTGAAGCGAATTGCAACGGTAGTTGATTCAAGCAATACAAAGTCGCTAAAGTTTAGCGCAAATTGTGGCTTTCAAACTGACCACATTATAAAAGACGCAGGTATTGACGGTGACTTACATATCCTTACAATGTACCCCCATCAATGCAAATTATTAAATAAGTACAGATAAACTAGCAACCTAGTTTAATGTAAAAACCAAAGGACATTAAACATGGGAAAATCATCCGCACCTCCCG